CTGCTAACCTGATCAAAAAGATGAACTTCCGTGGCAAGAAGGGCGACACTGTTCACATTCCTAGCCCGGTTCGTGGTGCTGCTTCGGCTAAGGCTGCTGAAAACGCAGTTACGCTGCAAGCTGCTTCGGTCTCGGATATCGCTGTGCTGATCAACAAGCACTACGAATACAGCCGTCTGATCGAAGACATCGCTGAAGTTCAAGCCCTGACCTCGATGCGTCAATTCTACACCGATGACGCTGGCTATGCTCTGGCTAAACAAGTTGACACCGATGTGATCCAACTGGGTCGTGGTGCTAACGGTGGTGATGGCACGGCTAACTACACCGGCGCTTACTCGGGTGCTGATGGTACGACTGCCTACACCGGCACTGCTGGTGCTCTGACCGATGCTGCTATCCGCCGTTCGATTCAGCGTCTGGATGACAACGATGTTCCGATGGACGGTCGCTTCCTGATCGTTCCTCCGTCAAGCCGTAACACGCTGATGGGTCTGGCTCGTTACACCGAACAAGCCTTCGTTGGTGAAGTTGGTTCGGCTAACACGATCCGCAATGGCGAAATCGGCAACCTGTACGGCATCCCGGTCTTTGTTTCGACCAATGCTGATACGGCCACCGATGGGGATCGCATCTGCCTGCTGGCTCATAAGGACTTCGCTGTTCTGGTTGAGCAACAAGGCATTCGCAGCCAATCGCAATACAAACAGGAATTCTTGGGTACTTTGTTTACGTCTGACACGATTTATGGCGTCAAAGAACTCAGAGATAATTCGGCAGTTGCCCTTGCCGTTCCTGCTTGATCTATAGTATAATATAGATATGCACGACTCGTAAGAGTTGAGAGCACCTTGAGGGGTGGTGTGTGCGAAACCCCTCATTTCTTCTCTCAAGGAAATAAAATGAAAACGTGTACAAAATGCGGTAAAACAAAGTATAAATCTGAATTCTATTCGCATAAGCATACTAAAGATAAATTAGCATCCTTATGCAAGCAGTGTTATAAAGAAAATGAAATAAACTGGAAAATAAATAACCCAGATGCATACAAAGAAAGCTGTAGACGTAGAAATTTAAAGAAGAAATTTGGCATTACTTTAGAAGAGTACGAAACACTGTACTTGTCTCAGCAAGGTAAATGCGCTTGTTGTGGTACAGAAAAACCAAATACTGGGATTAATGGTTTAGTTGTAGACCATTGTCATACTACTGGTAGAGTTAGAGAACTATTGTGTACACAATGTAACACAGCTCTTGGATTACTAAAAGAAGATGAGTTCATAATTGACAACCTTCTTGATTATATGCGTAAGCATAATAGATAGGAATTTGGATGATTAAAAAAGGTAAAGAAACATTCGCTGGTTACAACAAACCAAAGAAAACACCTAACCATCCTACCAAAAGTCATGCTGTTATAGCTAAAGAAGGCGATAAAGAAAAGTTAATCAGATTCGGTCAACAGGGTGTTAAAGGCGCTGGTGCTAATCCTAAAACTGCATCAGAGAAAGCAAGACAGAAAAGCTTCAAAGCCAGACACGCTGAGAATATTGCTAAAGGTAAAATGTCAGCCGCTTATTGGGCAGATAAGGTGAAATGGTAATGGCTAAATTTAAATGCTTACTCTCCGGCAACATTTTTGAATTCAAGTACGAATGGGATATTGAAGAGATGCGTGAACATCCTCAATACGAAGAGATCGAAGAAGAAGAAATTGTTGTTCCAAAGAAAACAACTGTTGCTTCAAAGAAAACTAAAAAGGAAGCTAAGTAATGGCAATTTATCGTGGTCCGGGTGGTGCAGGAGACGCAACAACTGATTCAACCAGCCAAGCTATTATTGCTGTAGAAGCTGCTGCAGAGGCACAAGCAAGTGCAACTTCAGCGGCTTCTTCTGCTTCTACAGCGAGTACTTCTGCCACTAATGCAGCTTCTTCTGCAACAAATGCTGCCAATAGTGCTTCATCCGCTTTAGCTTCTAAGAATGCAGCAGAAACTGCGGAAACAAATGCAGAAACTGCTCAGACTGCTGCTGAAGCTGCTCAGTCTGCCGCAGAGGCTGCTAGAGATGCTTCTCTTAACTTTGGTAACGATCTATCAGTACAAGCTACTACACTAGCTGCAGGTAGTTCTGCTACTGTAGTCTATGACTCTAACGATTTAATTATTGAGTTTGGTATTCCTACTGGTGCTACAGGTGCTACAGGTCCTACAGGCCCCGCCAACACCCTAACGATTGGAACAGTGTCTAGTGGCAGTTCTGCCGCTGCTACAATTACTGGATCTGCCCCTAACCAGACTCTGAACCTCACACTTCCTAAGGGCGATACTGGCGCTACAGGTGCTACAGGCGCTACTGGTGCTGTTGGCCCACAGGGTCCACAAGGCCCTAAGGGTGATACTGGCGCTACAGGTCCGCAAGGACCCAAGGGTGATACTGGCGCTACTGGCGCTACAGGTGCTACAGGTCCTACAGGTGCTACTGGCGATACTGGCGCTACAGGTGCTACAGGTCCTACAGGCGCTACTGGTGCTGCCGGAGCAAACGCTGTTGTCTCTCTTTCTAGCACATCATCAGTTACAGTTGTTTCTGGCGGTAGTGTGACGTTTTCCTATACATCGACCTCAAATTTAGGATGGGTTGTAGGAACTAGACTTAGGGCGTTCAACCCTACTACATCGTCTTTGATGGAGGGGTCAGTTTCAAGTGTAAGCTCTACGTCTGTAACAATAAGTGTCGATTATTCAGCCGGGTCTGGTACCTACAGTAATTGGAACTTAAGTATTGCAGGTTCAAGGGGACAGCAAGGAAGTACAGGTTCCACAGGACCGGCTAACACGTTATCTATAGGTACTGTCACTACAGGCGCAGCAGGTTCTTCAGCAGCCGCTGCGATCACCGGAACAGCTCCTAATCAGACCTTGAGTCTAACAATTCCAAAGGGCGATACCGGTTCAACAGGCGCTACTGGGGCCACAGGTGCTACAGGTCCAGCAGGTCCTGCTAATACACTTAGCATCGGCACAGTTACTACAGGCGCGGCAGGTTCATCTGCTTCCGCAACTATTACAGGAACTGCCCCCAACCAAACGCTTAGCCTGACGATCCCTAAGGGTGACACAGGGGCTACTGGTGCAACAGGCCCTGCCGGTAGTGCTGCTACAGTGTCTGTTGGAACGGTCACTACAGGCGCTGCTGGAAGTTCTGCCTCAGTTACCAATAGCGGTACGTCTAGTGCTGCTGTGTTTAACTTTACTATCCCTAAGGGTGACACAGGAGCAACTGGTGCTACGGGAGCTACCGGACCCGCCGGTGCAGCAGCTACTATTGCTGTCGGTACGGTTACCACAGGCGCTGCTGGTAGTTCTGCTACGGTTACTAATGTAGGGACTTCTAGTGCCGCTGTATTTGATTTTAGTATTCCTAAGGGACAAGATGGCACAGGAACTGGTGATGTGGTTGGTCCCTCGTCATCTACTAATAACAATGTCGCCATCTTTGATGGTACAACTGGTAAGTTAATTAAAGATAGCGGTGTATCTACGTCTTCGTTTCTAACGTCTTCCTTGTCAAACACTGCAGTTACTGGTTTCAAAACAGCTACATTTAATAGCCAGACGACAATATCAACAACTTCAGGTTCTATTACTGTTGATTGGACTTCGGCTCAAAATCAGAAGCAAACAGAGCCTACCGGCACAATCACTTATACTTTTACAGCTCCACCAGGACCTTGTCACCTTCAGTTGATTATCGACTCTGACGGTACTTCAACCGCGCAGACAATCAACTGGCCCGGTACGGTTACTTGGCTTGGTGCAACATGGGCTGGTGTTAACAATAAAAAAGCCGTTATTAACTTCTGGTACGACGGTGCAAACTATTTTGCTATCGGATCGAATCAAGTTTAAGGAATAAATTATGGCTAACAGATATTGGGTCGGAGGTACTGCTAATTGGGATGGTACAGCCGGTACTAAATGGGCTACCACTTCCGGCGGTACTGGCGGTGCTTCTGTCCCAACATCTGCTGACGATGTATTTTTAGATGCTAATTCAGGAACAGGTACTGTAACCATTGCAACTGGAAACACTGGTTGTAAGTCACTCACCTGCACAGGTTTTACTGGGACTCTTACTGGAACTGCTACATTAAATATATCAGGAGGTTTTACTCTAAGCTCTGGAATGACCTGCTCAGCTACTGGGCAGTGGACAATATCAAGTTCGGGTACACTGGTATCAGCGAATAAAACATTGCCTCCTTTGATTATAAATGGGTCTGGTATAGTTGTTGACCAAGGGGACGATTTTACATTTACAGGAGTCCCCGCAGCTAATGTTGGATGTATTACACTAAATTTTGGAACCTATAATACTAATAATTATAATATAACAGTAAATCTTACTGCAGGTAATGGTAGTGGTATTAATGTTACAGGTTCAACTAATCCTAGAACAATAAATTTAGGATCAAGCACAATTTCTGTAACATTTACTGCTGGTATATCAAAGGAATTTTGGAGAAATAGTAATTCTAACAATCTTACACTTAATTCCGGAACATCAACAATTATATGTAAGAACACGTCGAGTACTGGTAGTTGTTCCTTTGCCGGTGGTAATTTAACATTTTACAATGTAAGTTTTGAGAGCACAGCGCCGGTAAATATTACCGGGGCAAATACATTTAATAATCTTACATTGGTTGGGCGTACATCGGCAGGTATTACACAATGCTTATTTGCAGCCAATCAAACAATTAACGGAACTTTAACGTGTTCAGCAGGTACAAACGCAGCAATGCGAAATTGGATAACATCTAACACAGCAGGTACTGCTAGAACTTTAACGTGTGCTGCAGTATCTTTGACTGATGTTGATTTCCAAGATATTACAATTGCTGGAGCTGCATCACCAGCATCTGGTACGCGTTTGGGTGATTGTAAAGGCAATAGTGGAATCACATTTGATTCCCCAAAAACTGTTTATTGGAATTTGGCTGGAGCACAAAACTGGAGTGCTGTTGGATGGGCGACTTCTAGTGGCGGAACTCCAGCAGCAAACAATTTCCCATTAGCACAAGACACGGCAATATTCGACAACACGGGTAGCGTTACAGGTACAATCACCGTAAATGCTGCTTGGAATGTAGGAACTGTTGATATGTCAGCACGAACAAGTGCTATGACATTAGCAATGTCAGTAGTAGGCTTAAATATGTATGGGAATTGGATAAATGGCAGTGGGACAGCGTTGTCGTCAAACAGAACTGTTAGTTTTTGTGGCAGGAATACACAGACAATCACAAGTTCTGGAAAAACATTTACATTTACAATCAATATAAATAGTATAGGTGGAACTGTAAAGTTATTAGATAATTTTACAACAACCTCAAATTCCCCAACACAATTATCAAACGGAACATTTGACTTAAATGGTTATACATTTTTAGGCAGCACTTCTGTTAATTTTGTAGTTAATGCAAGTACAAATGCAAGAAACATCACGTTTAATGGTGGAACACTGGATATTCCGTATTCACAAGTTCAGGCATTCCAGGTTTCATCTTCGGTTGGATTTACTACTACAGCAGGGACAGGTACTGGGTATATTAATATGTCCGGAAGTGGTAATAAATCATTTATTGGTGGAGGTTCCACATTTAATTGCACGTTAAATCAAGGTGGAGCTGGTACGCTAACCATCGCAGACGCAAATACATTTAATGACATTACTAGCACCTACACAGCAACAGGCGCAACTACCATCACTCTACCGGCAAATGCAACCACAACAGTTAATAACTTTACTGCCTCTGGTACCGTCGGTAAATTACTGACGCTTCAAAGTTCAACAGCAGGAACAAGAGCCACACTATCAAAAGCAAGTGGAACAGTTAGTGTAAGCTATGTAAACATAAAAGATTCTAATGCAACAGGTGGAGCATTGTGGCAAGCTTACACTATCAACGGTAACGTCAATGGCGGTAATAACACAGGTTGGGATTTTGGAACTATTCAGGCTGGAAATGGTCTTTTATTCGGGAGTAACTTCTAATGAGTTTTGTACTAATCAAAGACGGCCAAGTAGCTGTATACCCATATAGTCTGCTAACATTTAGAGTTGAAAATCCGTCCGTTTCGTTACCTATCGATCCAACAGAAAATCAGTTGAATGAACAAGATATTTACACGGTAGAACCAACTAATAAGCCTGCTTTTGACCCGCTAACTCAAGATGTTAAAGAGACGGCTCCACAAATTATTGATGGGGTTTATTCTCAGTCTTGGGAAATCGTGCAGTTGACACCAGAAGAAATTGAAGCAAATGTTCAGTCGCAGTGGGCTGATATTAGGGTACAGCGGGATGGTTTATTGGCTAGTAGCGATTGGACGCAGTTGCCGGATGTGTTTTTACCAAACAAGGATTTGTGGATAATATATAGACAAAATCTTAGAGATATTACTAATCAAGCTGATCCATATAATATTGTATGGCCTTCTGCTCCTAACACTATTATTTCAGGTGAATAGTAATGCATCAGGATTACTCTCCTTCTCAAAATACAGATGTAAATATGCTATCAGCAAGATTGCAGACTCTACATACTGATGTCAGCGACATTAAAGGTACTCTTAAAGACCTTACACAAGCTATAAATAAACTAGCTCTTGTAGAAGAGCGTATTTCTAATGCTGTATCTGCTCAAGAGCGTACCTTTAAAGCTTTAGAGAAGTTAGAAGCTAGAATTGATGCTCTAGAGTTAAAGACTGTTACTTCTGATAGCACTAATAGATGGCTTGATAGAGGTTTAGTTGCAGTTTTAGGTGCATTCTTTGCATTTATCTGGGAAAGAATAAGGAACGGCTAATGCGTAAAGTATCTGTAGGTAAACATCTTACTGCTGGCGGTTCTGATCTATTCTTTACTGTTCCAGATGGTTATAGAGCTTCTTGGGTGTTGATGTACTGTATTAATAATACTTCTTCTGCTAAGACTATTACTGCAGTATGGCACGATCATTCTGCTAATGCAGATGTACATATCTTTGAAGGATATCCTCTTTCAGCAAAAAATTATATCTTATTTGATAGTGGTGCATGGGTAATGCTAGAAGAAGGCGATACAGTTACTATTAGTGCTGAAGCTGGTTCTAATGCTGATTGTATCTGTAGTTTTGAACTTGAAAGGAATAACGCATGAAGAAAGCTGCTAAACAAGCTAAGGTTGGTAAGGTTATGCACGAGTACAAAACTGGTACTCTTCATAGCGGTAAGAAAGGTCCAGTAGTTAAGTCTAAGCGTCAGGCCGTGGCGATAGCTATGTCAGAAGCTGGTATGGCTAAAAAGAAGAAGAAATAAATTGAGCTTTGACCCCATTTCCGCCGCCATTGACTTCGGCTCTAAGATTGTAGACCGAATCTGGCCTGATGCCACCGAGAAGCAGAAAGCTGAAGCTAATTTAGTTATTGCAGAGCTGGCTCATTCTGAGACCATGTTCACCAAAGAAGTAGAAGATAGGGTATCTGCTAGACAAAGAGAGGCTGAAGTTGCTTCTTCTGAGTTTGCGCCTACAATTAATAAGATTATTACCCCTATTCTGGCTATTGGCACTCTGTTACTTAGCTTTATTCTGTTCTATATCGTAGCTTTTGACACCAGTATGTTCACTAATGCCAATAAAGATATCATTATCTATATTCTAGGTGTACTAAGTGCTATTGATACTCAGATCATTGGCTATTATTTTGGTAGTAGTTCCAGCAGTGCTCAAAAAACAACTACTTTAGAGAGTCTGATTAAGCGATAAGTACTTGACAAATAAGACAAAATAGTGTATACTATAGATATCAATTAAGGAATTATAAATGGCAATTCCCACCTATCTTGAAATGGTTAATGAGGTACTTGTACGACTTCGTGAAAACGAAGTTACGTCAGTATCTGACAATGCCTATTCTAAGCTGATTGGTAAGTTTATTAATGATGCTAAGCGTCAGGTTGAGGATGCTTGGGCATGGAATGCACTGACTGAGACGCTGACTGCTACCACTACTGCTAACCTGTTTAGCTATGTTCTGGAAGGCTCTGGCACTCGTTTCCGTATCATTGATGTGCTAAATGACACCGAAAACTTCACTATGAAGTATGGTGAAACTAAGCAAATGAATGAGTGGTTCCTTAATGCTAATCCTGAGCATGGTAAACCACAATACTATAACTTTAACGGCACTGAAGCCGATACTGGTGACACTCTGGTTGATTTCTATCCTATCCCAGATGGTGTCTATAACATCCGTATCAACTTGATTAAGTCTCAAGTACCTTTGTCTGCTAACGCTGATAAGCCACTTGTGCCTTCTGAACCGATTATTCTAGGTGCGTGGGCTAGAGCATTGGCTGAGCGTGGTGAAGACGGTGGTTTCAGCAGCTCTGAAGCATATCAACTGTATCGTTCTTCTCTGTCTGACTTCATTGCTATCGAAGCTAACCATTATCCTGAAGAGCTTGAGTGGAGAGCTGATTAATGGCTTCTCAAGTCCTTACAGCTACGCTACAAGCACCGGGTTTTCTCGGTCTTAATCTGCAAGAATCAGCAGTTAATCTTAATGCTGGTTTTGCTCTGGAAGCATTTAACTGTGTCGTAGATCAAAAAGGTCGTATTGGTAGTCGTAGAGGATGGGCTAAAGTTAATACTACTTCTCTCGGTAGTTATGATTTTGAGTGTATTGCTGAGTTTATTGACCATACTGATACATCATATACTTTTGCTTGTGCCAACAACAAGATTTATAAGATTACTGGCTCTACACTGACTGAAGTTACTTATGGTGGTGGTGGCACTGCTCCTGTTATTACTGACAATAACTGGCAAGCAGCTACGGTAGGTAATAGACTGTATTTCTTCCAGATTGGACATGATCCTCTGGTATATGATCCAGCAGTATCTACTACACAATATAAGCGTATAAGTGAAGGTGCTGGCTATTTAGGAACAGTTCCGCAAGCAAATTGTGTCACTTCTGCTTATGGTCGCTTGTGGGTAGGTAATACCACTACTGATAAAGATACACTAGCTTTCTCTGATCTGCTGGACGGTAATGTTTGGAATACTGGTACTTCTGGTACTCTTGATCTCTCTACTGTGTGGGTTGGTGGTTCAGATAGCATTCAAGCAGTTGCAGCATTTAACGGCTTTCTATTCATCTTTGGTAAGCGTCAGGTATTGATCTATAAAGGTGCTGAAGACCCTGCAACTATGTCCCTGCAGGATATTGTCAAAGGCGTAGGCTGTATTGCTAGAGATTCTGTAGCAACTACTGGCTCAGATGTTATTTTCCTATCTGATGTAGGTGTGATGTCGCTGATGCGCCTTATTCAAGAGAAATCTGCTCCTTTACGTGATATCTCTATGAATGTTAGAGATGATTTAGTTAATAATGTGCAGAATGAAAATACAGCAAATATCAAAGCTGTTTATTACCCAAGAGATGCTTTCTATCTTCTGACGCTGCCTACCACTGGCTATACTTATTGCTTTGATATGCGTAGACAGTTAGAAAATGGAGCAGCTAGAACTACTATTTGGACTCAGATTAATCCTAAAGCATATCTATCTCGTTCAGATAATAAACTATTGATTGGCAAGACTGGTTATGTAGGTATCTATCAAAACTATAGCGATAATGAATCATCTTATCGTATGTCTTACAAGACAAATCACTTTGATCTAGATAAGCCTACTAATATTAAGATTCTAAAAAAACTTGGTTGGGTTCTAATTGGTGGTACTAACCAGAATATTTCTGTTCTTTATGGTTTTAATTATTCAGAAACACTAACTGGTGTTGCTATTAATCTACCTTCCGAAGCAGTATCAGAATATAATATTGCTGAATATGGTATCGGTGAATACACAGATGGTGTTATTCTAGACGATGTTTATATTAACTGTGGTGGTTCTGGAGAAGTTATTCAGATTGGCATGGAAGCAGATATCTTAGGTACTTTTGTATCTATTCAAAGAATTGATTTATACGCCAAGATGGGCAAGATTCATTACTAAGGAAAAGTTATGTCCGATTATACAAGAATTTATAACTTAACTGTTAAAGACAGTCTCCCTACTGGCAACTCTGCTAAGGTTATTAAGGGTACTGAGCTAGACGCAGAATTGAATGCTGTAGCTGCTG